ACTAAAGATAACTAGAACAGATGGAAGTATATTAGAAGGCGAAATTACTCCAGCAGTGGAGTATGAGTTTGAACAGTATGCTAAAAAGGGCTTTCATAAGGCGTTTCGTGAAGATGAGATGCAAAGTTCAGTCTACTGGATTTCGTGGTGTGTCACTCGCCGTTCGGGTGAAACAGTAAAACCATTTGGTATTGAGTTCATCGAGACACTTAAGAGTGTCGAGGTACTTGACTCAGACCCTTTGTCGTAAAGCGCGATCTCCCATTCACCTACCTCATCGCTAGGCTAAGCATAAGGTTGGGAATCGCGCCACAACAGTTAATTGAATTAGATCGCAACATGCTAGATGCATTGTTAGCAGGTCTCAAGGATGAAGCGAAGGAGACGAGAGATGCCTACAGAAGTAAAGGGCGTAATCGCACTTCGCAAGGCTCTTAATGCCTATGCTCCAGACTTGGCTAAAGAATTAACTTTTGAGATTACTAAATCCCTTAAAGTTATCCAGAAAGATGCTAGAGGTTTTGTACAAGATAAAGCCCCGGGCAACCTTTACAACTGGAATGAGGGCGGCAGTGGTAAGAAGATAACTGCTCGTTCATCTATGTTTAGAACTTTGAATATTGGTAGCCGCGGGCGTATGTTTCCACTTTATGACGCTGCCACTATTAAGCGCGGTATTGTATATCGCACAGGTTACGGCAAGCCTAACTCTAGGGGATTTAGATCGTTATTCCGCGTGAAGAATATGTCAGCAGCTGGTGCAATCTATGAGACTGCTGGACGATTAAACGCCGGCGGAGATCCTAAGAGCCACTCTAATAATCCTAAAGCGACTAATAAATTCACACAGCGTCAAGGACGGTTGTACGGTCGCAAAAGAGATGGGCAAGACATGCGTGGTCGAGTTATTTTTCGCGCTTGGGAACAAGATGAGGGCAAGCAGACAGCTGCCATATTCAAGGCCATTGACAATGCTAGAGATAAATTTAATAAGCGAGCCACTGTGAGCAGTTCTAGGAGTGTTGCATGAGCAATATAGTCATTGACATTGCAGCCGAGTTCACCGGTAAAAAGGCTTTTAAGCAGGCAGACTCAGCCACACAGAAGTTAAGTCATGGAGCTAAAACCCTTGCAAGAAATCTAGGCTTAGCGTTCGGCACAGCTGCAATCCTTGCCTACTCTAAGACAGCTGTACGAGCCGCTGCAGCTGATATCAAAGGCCAAAAACAACTTGCTCTAGCATTAAAGAACGTTGGGTTAGAACGAAACGCAGCAAGCGCTGAAGCTTATGTTCAAAAGTTGCAATCAGAATTTGGCATTGTTGATGATCTATTAAGGCCAGCCTATGCAGATTTAGCAAGAGCGACACTTAATTCCGCTGAAGCACAACGCTTGCTTAGTATTGCAATAGATGTATCTGCAGGCACTGGAAAAGATTTAACCACAGTGGTCTCAGCATTAAGCAAAGCGGCGCTAGGTTCTAACACTGCTTTGTCTAAATTAGGCGTCGGAATTTCTAAAGCAGATTTAAAGACTAAATCTTTTTACGATGTATCTTTACAATTAGCGGATGCCTTTAAGGGAGCAGGAGCCGCTTCTGCAAATACATTCTCAGGTCAATTAGATTTACTTACCGTATCGACAAGTAATGCTGCTGAGACTATTGGCGTGAGTTTGATAGGTGCATTAACTTCTTTATCAAAAGATAACAGCATGGCAGGTCTTGGAAAAGATATTGAATCTGCTTCAAAGTCTTTGGCTAACTTCATTGATTCTATTGTTTATCTTAAAGGTCAAATAGGAAGTATTCCCGGAGCAGGGCTTGTAAATGGAGCCTTTGGGGCTGTAGGAAACGTCTTAGGAAGATTTAGCCCTCAACGTGCAGCTGAACTTCTAAAGCAAATTAAAGGACAAGGGCCAGCGTCTAAAAACCCAATTCAATCTGGCACATACCTTAACAATCCAGTTGCAACTAAATCAAACAAAGTTGCTACAGATACCCTTAAAACCAATAAGGCCTCACTTGCTCTAGCAAAGGCCAAGGCAACCTTAGACTTACAGCAGATTCAAATTGTTGCAGCACTCAAAGGCAAGATAAGCGAAGAAGATCGCATAGCTCTTAAACTTCAACTAGCACTGCTTAATGAAAACGCTACTGAAGCAACCAAACTTTCAGAGCAATTAACCGCTGCTAAAGAAAAAAACGCTACATTAGCAACCACTATTGCTGCACTTCCAAAGGCAACTAATCCATTTGCTGAATGGCCTACATTTATTCAAACTGCTATTGCTGGACTCCAAGATGGAAGTCTTACAGTTATTGAGAAAATTTCAGCAGCAGTACAAACTGCCATTCAACTTACAAACACTGTTGCTCAACAATCTATTCAAGCAGGTATTGCAGCTGGTAACTCACTAGCAGCAGCGCTATCAGGTGCAAGATATGCAGGCCAAGCCGATGCTGCTGCAACGGCAGCAGCTCAACAAGCCGCAGCAGCCGCAGCAGCTGCTGCTAATGCCGCGCTTCTGGCCGGAAATAAAGCCACTCTCGATGCTATTGCAAAAGCTAATGCAGAAGCCTTAGCTAAAGCACAAGCCGATGCTGCTGCCTCTAATACAAAAATTATTTCCGATGCTGCTGCAACTGCAGCACAGATAGCGGCAGATGCGATAGACGCTCAAGCGACAAGTAAAGCAGCACTTGAGAAGTTAATAGCAGAACAAAATGCAGCCTTAGCCACAGCAGCTACAAACGCAGCCACAGCGGCGGCGGCGCTAGGAGCATCTTCGGCTGCTGCCAACGCAGCACAGGTGGCAGCGGATGCAGCAGATGCGGCTGGTATTGCCTCTAATAACACTGCAAGCACAGTAATCACTGTTAATGTCGGTGGAACTGTAATATCAGAAACCGACCTTGCTACAGTAATTTTAGACACAATCAATAACGCCGGAGTCGCAGGCACTCAAACAATTATCAATAATGCTTCCCTAGCAACGGCTGGCTAATGACAATACCAGTAGAAATTACGGTATCTCTTAACTTTGCTGACTCGCCTAGTTTTGGCATACCTCTGACCCTTGATGATCCTGTTAATGGAATCCTTGGTACAAATGTCCTAGCAGACAATGCTTCACTTATTGTGGACTTATCAAGTAGCACAACTCAGATATCAATCAAGCGCGGCAAAGATATTCTTACAGATAACTACAATTCAGGTTCTGCCTTAATTAGGGTATTAGACCCTCAAGGTTATTTCAATCCAACCAACACTTTGAGTCCTTATTATGGCTATGTTAAGCCATTGAGAAAACTACGCATTTCAGCTACTAACACTGCTGGCCTAACAGTCTATCTATTTTCTGGATACACCTCAGAATACCGATACACCTATCCTCAAGGCCAAGAGACCGGATATGTAACTATCGCGGCCTATGATGCTTTTAAGATATTTAACCTAGCAGCTATTACTACAGTTACTGGCTCATCTGTCGGACAAGGAACTGGCACTAGAATCGACAAAATTCTTGACACTATTTCTTGGCCTGCTGGCATGCGTGATATTGACGCTGGAAATACAACTTGCCAAGCAGACCCTGCCACATCGAGAGTTGCACTTAGCGCTATTAAGGTATTAGAAAATACAGAGCAGGGCGCTTTCTACATTTCACCAGAGGGAACAGCAGTATTCCAAGACCGAAACTTTACAATCGCTACAGCTGGTGGCACTCCCATAATATTCGCTCAAGATACCTCTGGCCTTAACTATGCCAATCTTAAATTCTCATTCGATGATAAGTTGATTTACAATCAATCGACCATGACTAGAGTTGGTGGCACTGCTCAAGTCGCTTCAGATAGCGCATCTATTGATACCTATTTCCTTCACAGTATGGCTTTGAGCAACCTTATGATGCAGACAGATGCCGATGCTCTTAATGCTGCAAAAGCATGGGTAGCATCTCATAAAGATACGGCTATTAGAATTGACTCTATGACTTTGGATTACAATGATCCAAGTTATACAGCAGCTAATATCAACACCATTCTTGGACTGGATTACTTCCAGCCAGTCTACATAACCAACACAACCCCACAGGGTTCAACCATTACCAAGACTTTGCAGGTTCAAGGCCTATCTTGGGATATAACACCCAATTCAATGCAATGCACAGTAACAACTTTGGAGCCTTCAATCGAGGGTTTCATACTAAATTCGACATTATACGGTATTCTAGGCACATCCGTATTGAGCTACTAGGAGAAAACAATGGCAGGAGCAGGCTACAAGCTGTTTAGCACGGGAGATGTGCTATCGGCCAGCGATGTTAATTTATATCTACAGCAACAGACAGTAATGGTCTTTGCTAGTGCAGCAGCGCGTACAACTGCTCTTGCAAGCGTTCTCGCAGAGGGAATGGTTACATACCTCAAAGACACAGACGTAGTTGAAATCTACACAGGTGCTGCTTGGGTTTCTCTTGATGATCCCAACGCTATCCAAAACTCAATTGTGGATGCCAAAGGTGACATCATTTCGGCAACGGCAGATAACACACCTGCTCGCCTTGCAGTAGGAACTGCAAATCAGGTTCTTACAGTAGATTCAACTACTGCAACTGGGTTAAAATGGGCAACACCTGCAACAGCCAGTTCTAAAGTAGTGCAAATTGTAACTGCTACCTATTCAACAGAGGTAGGCAACGGCACAACAACTTATGCAGACACAGGTTTAAGCGGAACAATTACACCAACAAGTGCAAGCAACAAGATTTTAGTTATGCTTAGTCAAAATGGTGTATCTAAAACTGCTAGTAATCCTAACTCGGGTGTTGGTATTAAATTACTGCGCGGTAGTACTGATATTTTAACTATTGCAAGTCAGGCGGCATACACTGCAAGCGCCGTTGGCAATAACTGTGGAGCGGTAAGTTGTGAGTATTTAGATAGTCCAGCAACAACATCTGCAACAACTTACAAAACTCAATTTAAGAACAACATCGCAGCATCAAATGCAACCGTTCAAGAGTATATGATTTCAAGCACAATATGTTTAATGGAGGTAACACCATAATGGCTAGAGGCGTTCAAGTATTAGATATGTTAATTCCGCAAGGCGGGTGGATTATTGTTGGAAATGATTATGAAGGCATTACATTTTTAGAATGTGAGCCAATTACTAAGGCACAATTTGAGGCAGGCTTTGCACAATTTGATGCTTGGAAAGCCGAGAAAGATTCTAAGGCAGCAGCAGACAAAGCAGCACTATTAGCCAAACTTGGCATAACTGCCGATGAAGCAAAGTTACTGCTTTCATAGTGGAACACTTGACTAAGATAATTACTCATGAAGCCAAGATTATCTAAAGCTGCAATTCAGTTAAGAGAGCAGTTAGATGATTCCTTCCCAGATCGCGATAGGGCATCGGATGGTTGGGTCGGTGATACCCGACACGCTGCGATGAAGTCTGATCATAATCCAGATGAGCAGGGTTGGGTTCGTGCCATTGACATTGACGCAGACCTATTCGGTGCAGGAGTCAAGCCGCATATCATGCCAGACCTTGCAGATCAACTTCGAATCAGTTGCAAGTCTAAGGCAGAAAAGCGCATCTCGTACATTATTTTTAACGGCAGGATTGCGTCTCCCATCCTTAACTGGAAGTGGCGTAACTACACAGGGGCTAACAAACACCTTCACCACATGCATGTCAGCTTTAAGAAAGAAGCTGACTTACTGGGTGAGTTTTTTCAAATACCTATGTTAGGCGGAAACTAATGAATATGAAGAACCCTTATGTCCTTACTGCTGGAGCCTTCCTATCAGCTTGGGCTGCATCTAACTTTGCACTTGACTATCGCGCAGTTCTTTGGGCTGTACTAGCTGGTGTCTTTGGATATGCGACTCCTAAGAAGTGACACAATCCGACTTCTTTACGCTCTACTTAGGCACACTGGCAATAGTCGGTGGCTTGTCTGGGTATGTCATTACTCATCTGTTGTCTGAGATTAAAAGACTCAACACGCGAGTCGATGAAATCTATAACATCTTACTAGACAGGTAACATTCTGCTATGGCAAGAAAAGCAACTAAGGCATTAGAGGAACAAGGTTACTCAAAGCTTGATGCTTATTGCATTGGCTTATATGAGTATTTCTGCAGTCTTAAGCGAGCAGGCTTCAAAGAAGATGTAGCCATGTTTATGATTACTGAACCTAATGCTTACCCTGCATGGATATTGCCTAACCCTGTCGATCCAGAGAAGTTCGGCAACTACGAAGATGAGGACGATGACTAAAGCGAGATATTTAATTATCAGCGACCTTCAAATTCCATACCATCATGAAGCAGCTGTAAAGAATCTCATCAAGTTAGTTAAGCGAGAGAAGTTCGACCTCATCCTCAATACAGGCGATGAGTTAGATATGCAGTCACAATCTCGTTGGGCGCAGGGAACCAAGTTAGAATGGGAAGGTAGCTTAGATGCTGATAGAAGCCTTGCACAGGATATTCTCTATGACCTTGGCACAACAGATGTCACTCGAAGCAATCACACAGACAGGCTCTACCACACACTATTACGCGCACCTAGCCTCATTGGACTTCCCGAGCTCGAATATCCCAAGTTTATGGACTTTGCCGGACTCGGAATCCGCTTCCATAAGAGACCATTCGAGTTTCATAAAGGATGGGTCTTGGTACACGGTGACGAAGGATCAATGAACTCTAATGCTGGACTTACGGCTCTTGGGCTGGCTAAGAAGTTCGGCAAGTCTGTAGTCTGTGGACACACGCACAGAGCAGGCATTAGTGCCTTCACAGAGGGCATAGGAGCCTCATACAGGACTTTGTGGGGCTTAGAGGCAGGAAATGTCATGGACAAGAAGAAAGCCTCTTATCTCAAAGCAGGGGCTGCTAACTGGCAGATGAGCGTGGCGGTGATAGAGACCTATGGAGACCATGTCTCACCGATGCTAGTACCCATCAATAAGGATGGAAGCTTTACATTGTACGGGAAGTTGTACCAGTAAATCGTTATCAATTTGTTATCAAAATGTGCTACATATTCACCAACGCTGTGCTTTACTAATCCTGTAGTCAATCAAGGGCATTGACACAGATAGGCACACGAAATGATAATTACAGAAAAGGATTTTGATTCTTTAAGTAATACAATGATGCAATGGGCTGGATACGATTGGGAAGATCAAGCTAATCGATTTAATTCAGAGGTTGGATTTCAGTGGGGTTGGGCATATTGGTTTGATAATGCCGCTTCAATGATTTTAGCCAAGAACTTCCTTATGCAAAAAGAAGCTGCTTTTGATGTTACATACGATGAAGCTCTTAATAATTACCTTATCGTAACTGATTTTATAACAATGGATATGGTGGTTGCATAATGGCAACGATAGAAATCTATGAGAATCCAACTAAAAGAGCTGAACAGTATTTCTGTGTATATTGTGGATTTGATATGACAATCGCTGGAGTTTGTATAGATTGCAATGAGTATAAAAGTGCAGTTACATTAGATGAGTATTATGAGTTGAACGGTCATTACCCAAAGCCAAGGTTGGTGAAGTAATGAACATCATAACTCTGGTTGGCGTAGTAGGCTTATTCCTTATGAGCAACTTTGTATGGTACTGGCAAGGCTTCAAAGATGGTCGGCGTGAAGGATATAGATCAGGTCGCAACATCAATCGTCAAGCTTTCTGGTCAGAATAATGAAAGCCAGTGAAATTTTATTATCAGCAACCGACATCATGCAAGATCGCGGTGCAGTCTACGGTCACGCGAAGATTAACCAAGGTCGCATCGCTTCAAGGCTATCCAGTCTATTTGATATCCCAGTCGAGGACTACCAAGCTTGTCTTGCTATGGTCGAAGTCAAGCTCTCAAGAATCCAAGAGTCACCAACACACATTGACTCATACATCGATGCCTGTGCTTATCTCGCATTAGCAGCTCAACTAAAAACAGAGGAAGATGATTTATATGTTTAACCTAGCCGATTACGAGACAGTAGAGGTGAGACTTGAAAAGTTTATTAAGGATTATGCGGATTTTCGTATATCAACAGAGTTGGAAGTCTGCGAGAAAGATAGATACATTGTTAAAGCGTATATCTTTAAGACTCATGCAGACACTATCGCATGGGCAACAGGACTCGCTGAGGAAAAGATTACAGATCGAGGTGTTAATTCGACTTCAGCATTGGAGAATTGCGAGACTTCAGCAATCGGCAGAGCTCTTGCAAATGCAGGCTATGCTGCTAAGGGCAAAAGACCCTCTCAGCAAGAAATGCGTAAAGTCATATCTCAACCACCAGTGAAGCCTGTAGTCGAGGAAAAGGATTACTGGACTACGCCAATCGGTGATAGCACATATCAAAAGCCTGCACCAGTAACCCTAGAGAAGGCTATTGAGACAGTCAGTTCAATACTTGGTACAACAGAAGCACGTGAAGCTCCACAATGCAAGCATGGACACATGATATGGGCACAAGGTGAGAAGAATAATCGTGCATGGGGTGGCTATAAATGTTCTCTATCTGGTCATGCTGGCACTGAGAGCGAATGTCCTAGAGTCTGGTACAACTTATCTAGTGCAGGTACTTGGGAACCACAGAAAGCGAGAGTATAATGGGAGACTTAGAGATTCATGGTGTCTATGGCTGGCAGAAGCTTGAGGATATTCCTATGATCGATACAGTCCCATGCCAGTTATGCAATGAACCAACACTAGCTAGTGACATAACGATTACAGCCGTTATTGTAGATGGCGTAGTTAAGTCCGGTACTTGGTCATGCAATAAATGCAAGGCAGTCAATGGGTAAGCGCGATCTAATTCGTATTCTAGTATTTGTACAAATTGTATTGGGTATTGTAATGATTTACATGGTAAAGAGTTATGCCTAGTCAAGCAAGAAAACATAGAGGTTTCCGCACAGAGCGTGTGGTCGCATCCTACCTATCGAGGGTGTGGCCTAGCGCAAGTGTGGGAAGGGGGCAGGGTAAAGATATCCAGAATGTACCGTTTGATATTGAGGTCAAAGCGCGTGCAGGATTCCAACCTAAGCAAGTTCTCGCTCAACTCAAGGCACGCACTGCAACTTCGGGGGATGTCGGCATTGCAGTCTTGAGATTAAACGGTCAAGGAGAAGATGCAGGAGAATATGCATGCATCATTCGTTTAGAGGACTTGCTACCCCTGCTCGAACTCAAGTATGGTCATATTAAGAATGAGCCTAAAGAGACTGACATCGAACGATGCAGCTGTGGCTCTTGGATGATTGGGGAATGTAAAACATGCCAGCCTACGATTACAAATGTGGACGATGTGGCTTAATCAATGAACTACATCATGGCTGGCACGATAAACCTACGATCTTATGCACTTATTGTAATGAACCAATGAGCAAAGTTATTAGCCCAGTAGGGGCAATCTTCAAAGGAACTGGCTGGGGTTCATCTAAATAGTTATCCACAGAAGTTATCCACAGGGGGTACTTATGAAACGAAACACCGCTATGACCAGCACTTATACAAATGAATTTGACACTCATGGTACGCTAACGGCGCAGAGCCTCTCAAAGGCTCACCGCAAGCCCCTTCGGGGCGTAGCTTGCGGGGTGCTAGTAGCTATTGGGATATCTCTATTGCTAGTGCCTGAAGCAGGTAGCTCTAATATGAGCAATATAAAGATGACTACAAAGCAATATGCAAGATTCTATTTATCTCCATCATTATTAGAATATAAATGCTTAGCACAGCTCTATGGTAAAGAGAGTGCATGGAATCCAGAAGCAATCAATGGATCACACTATGGCATACCTCAAGGCAATAGCATTTACTTACTTACTGCTAGTCCAATAGAGCAAGTACGTTGGGGTATGAGATACAATCAACACAGGTACGGCTCCATGTGTGGGGCATGGAAGCACTGGGTGAAATACGGATGGCATTAAAGAGTAATGACCCAAGAGCTACGAGTAAGTGGAAAGCATTTAGATTAGCTGTACTTCATCGAGACAACTACATTTGTCACTACTGTGGCAGTGATGAGTACCCAACTGTAGATCACATCATACCTATTAGTGCAGCACCAGAGTTAGCGTTCTCATTCGATAACTGTGTCACTGCTTGCCGTCGTTGCAACTCATCAAAGGGTTCGCGCAATCAAGGCTCTTTTTTAGCGTCCATTTCTACCCCCTCTGCCTTTCCTGCCTGTCCCTCTCCGACAGAATCGATTCCAATGCTGGACAGTCCCTTTAAAACCCGACCTAATCCGATAGGCTCCCAGACATGACAAAGATGAAGGCATCGCTCAAGGGGACAACTAAACCAAGGCTTCATTCTGTCCCAATGTCAGGTAAGTCCAGAGTCGCAGAGCTTGAAGAGATAGCAAACTTAATTGGCAAGCCTTTATTGCCTTGGCAAAAACATGTGGGCAAAGATATTTTGTCGATAGATAGCAAGGGAAATTTCATAAAAAAGTCCAGCCTTCTGATTCAAGCTCGCCAGAATGGAAAAAGTCATTTCGCTCGTATGATGTGCATGGCGCACCTATTCCGCTTCAATTCTCGCAATGTGCTTATCATGTCCTCTAACAGGTCGATGGCCTTGACCTCATTTAGAGAGATGCTCTATGACATAGAGGGATGTCCACCTTTGATGGCTATGGTTAAGCAGATACGCCATGCCAACGGCACAGAATCAATCGAGTTGCTTAATGGATCAAGACTCGATGTCGTAGCAGCTACTCGTGATGGCTCTCGTGGGCGCACTGCTGACTTTCTCTGGATTGATGAGCTTCGAGAGATTGATGAACAGGGTTTTACAGCTGCTGTGCCAACTACCAGAGCTCGTCCTAACGCCATGAGCCTTTATAGCTCGAACGCCGGTGATGCATTTAGTTCGGTACTGAATAATATGCGCGAAAGATGCCTCACAAACCCACCTAAGTCTCTTGGGTACTATGAATACTCAGCAGAGCAGTATTGCAAGATAGATTACTCTCCAGCGTTCTGGCAGCAGGTTGCTAATGCCAACCCTGCTCTTGGTTACACAATCACTAAAGAATCTATTGAGGAAGCAATCGGCACTTCAAGCCTTGAAGCTACTCGCACTGAGATTTTATCAAGTTGGATTGATGCATTACAAAGTCCTTGGCCTATGGGAGTCCTTGAGGATACTTCAGATGCATCTCTTGAGATGACTGTTGGTGCTTATACAGTATTTGGCTTCGATGTCTCTCCAAGCAGGCGAACTGCCAGCCTAGTTGCCGGACAACTCTTACCGGATGGCAGAATCGGTATCGGAATCCTTGAACAGTGGAGTTCTCAAGTCGCTGTTGGGGATTTACAGATTGCAGCAGGTATTAAGGCTTGGTGTGATATCTATCGACCGCGTTTAGTCTGTTTTGATCGTTACGCCACTCAAAGTATTGCCGATAGGCTAAAACAGTCTGGAGTCATGGTAGAAGATGTATCTGGACAAGCCTTCTATCAGGCTTGTGGAGATTTACTTAACGGCCTTGTCTCTCATCAAGTTGTTCATAATGGGCAGCAATCGCTCATTGACCAAATGAATAATTGCAGCGCAAAAGTATCGGATTCAGCTTGGAGAATTGTCAAGCGCAAGTCTGCTGGAGATATCTCAGCGCCAATTGGTTTAGCAATGGTTGTATCCAAGTTGATGCTTCCAGCACCTAAACCTCAGATTGTGACTTAGACACGCCTTATCACATTGTCTAATTACTTGACAAATGCTATAATTTCTGACTATGGGTATATTTACGCGAGCAGTACCAACGCAAACTAAGCCAACTGTCGTAGCGCAATATGCCCCACAAAATCTTGGCGATCCATACATGTTTTCTGGATTTGCCAACATTGATCGTAACATGGCACTTGGCATACCTAGCCTTGTGCGCGCTAGAAACCTTATTTGCAACACAGTAGCTTCAATGCCTCTTGAGTTGTATAAGAAATCAACTGGAGAAGAACTAGGAAAGCCAGTCTGGATGGATCAGCCTTGTTTCAATCAACCGCGTTCAGTTACAATAAGTTATACATGCGAATCTTTGCTCCTGTATGGCGTAAGTTACTGGTTAGTAAAATCTAGGTATCAAGAGGATGGCAGACCTGCATCATTTGAATGGTTACCTAACTATCGCGTAACTCCAAAATACTCTCCAGATGCTTTAACTGTTGAATCTTATTATGTAGATCGTAAAGAAGTTTCTAATGAAGATATGGTTACATTCCAAGCATTAAGCGATGGAATCTTAACTACTGGTGGTCAAGTATTAAGAGCAGCTTTAGATTTAGAAACTGCCAGTGCAATCGCAGCAGCAACTCCAATGCCTTCGGGTTATATCTCCAATTCGGGTGCTGACCTTGATCCTAAAGAAGTTCAAGGATTATTAGCAGCTTGGAAAACCGCTAGAGCTAACCGTGCGACTGCTTATTTGACTTCTACTTTATCGTACAACGCAACATCCTTCTCACCTAAAGACATGATGTATAACGAAGCAAAACAAGACTATGCAACACAGATTGCGCGTCTTTGCAATGTCGATGCATTTTATTTATCTGCTGACGCGAATAATTCGATGACATACAGCAACTTGTTAGACTCTAGAAAACAATTTGTCTCACTAACTTTGCAACCTTTTATTTGTGCCATTGAAGATCGTTTATCAATGAATGACATTACTGCTAATGGTAATGAAGTTCGCTTTGATTTAGACGCATCATTCTTGCGTGCTAATCCAATGGATGAATTACTTGTAATTGAGAAGTTACTGACTCTAGGACTTATTGATGTTAATACTGCAATGGAAATGACTGACCTAACACCTAATGGAAGCAATGGTATGAGTTAATGGAAAATATCCTCACATTCTCAGCGGATTTAACTGCTGATACTGCTAAGAGAATTATCTCTGGCAAAATTGTGCCAATGGGAACGGGCGAAGTCGGCTCAACCTCAGCAGGCGCAGTCATATTTGAAAAGGGAAGCATCCAACTTCCAGAAGATCCAAAGAGCATTCGTTTGTTGAATCAACACAATACTAAAGAGCCTTTAGGCAAGGCACAATTCTTTAACGATGTAGAAGGCGAAGGCATTTATGCCAGCTTTAAGATTAGTGCATCTACTCGCGGTAACGATGCACTCATTACAGCATCTGAAGGATTGACTTCAGGCCTGTCAGTGGGTGTAGAAGTTCTTAAGTCAAATCGTAAGGCTGGAGTCATGCATGTAACTGCTGCTCGCCTTATGGAAGTAAGTTTAGTAACAGAGCCAGCATTCAAGTCGGCTCAAGTTACTGATATTGCTGCTTCTGAGGAAGAAACTCCAGAAGTTGTAATAGAAGAAACCCAACCAACAGAAAGCGAGACAGCTGTGGAGAATACTCCAGAGACAGTTGCAGCACCAGTAGAGGCAGCAGCGGTTGAAGCTGCTCGACCAACTGTTACTGTAACAAATGTGCGTGAGCGCACTGCACCAATTACTTCAGGTCAATACTTGGAGCACACAATCAAGGCAGCAACAGGTTCAGAAGAATCACTACGCATTGTTCGCGCAGCTGATGATTCAACAACTACAAACACAGGTTTAACTTTGCCTTTGCACATGAACGAATTTATTACTAATCAGGTTACATCACGAGCTGCAATTGAAGCAGGTTCTCGTGGAGCACTTCCCGCTTCAGGACTTAGCTTTACAATTCCTCGTGTAACTGGCAATGGCTCAGTTGCAGATGTAAATGAAGGTGCTGCTGTTACAGCAGTCGGGATGACTTCTGACTATCTTACAGTGGATATTAACAAGTTCGCAGGCCGCCAATTTGTGAGCTGGGAGCTCCTTGACAGATCAGCTCCTTTGTTCTATGACGAAATGATTAAGAATCTTTCGAATGCATACGCTAACGCAACAGATTCCGCTGTCATTGCAGCACTTCTTGCAGGCGGTACAGTAGGAACAGCAGTCGTAACAGCTGATAAAGCTGGATACCAATCATTCGTATCAACAGAAACCGCTGCTGCATACAAGGGCACTGGTCAGTTTGCTCGCAACATGATTGCATCAACAGACACATGGGCAGCACTTATGGGATTTGCTGATTCAACAGGTCGTGCTCTTTACACTGCTGCTCAGCCAGCAAATGCTTCAGGCGCAGTAGCCCCTACAGCTTTAACTGGCTCAATTCTTGGATTGAATTTATTTGTTGATCCAAATATCGGAGTATCTGGTCTTATCGATAACTCTTCATACATTGTTTCACCAGAGTCATACACAACTTACGAATCACCTACAACTCGCTTGCAGGTTCAAGTTCTAGGTTCAGGACAGGTTGAAATTGCTGTTTATGGTTATCTTGCAATTGCAATTAAGAATCCACTTGCAATTCGTAAATTCAATCTCTAAAAAATAGCAACACTCTAAGTCACTAAGAGGGGCTGTAGCCCTCAGCCCCTCTTAGTCTTAAGAAAGGAATGGGAATGTCACTTACAACAGTTAGCGAACTCCGCACAACTCTCGGTGTTGGCACTCTATATTCCGATGCAGTTCTTCAAGAAGTCTGTGATGCCTCAGATGTAGTCCTTACTCCAATGCTATGGACTCCTAATCAATATGCAATCGCTCACAGCAATATAGTAGGCACTGGCACTCTTTACTTTAACATTCCCGTTTATGACATTTTTTATGTTGGAGAATCCGTCACTATCTCTAACTGTGGCACTAAATATACTGGCACTAAAACAATTACAGCAGTCGGTGTTAATTCAATTAGTGTGGCAACTACTCACACTACAATTACGCAACGCCATCCAATCGAGCCTTATGGCACAGTTGCTCCAGAGTCTTACACAGACTGGACAACAGACACAGCAGTACAGAACGCAGCTTTGATGATCGCTGTCGATATCTGGCAAGCAAGAACCGCTACCCTTTCAGGTTCAAACCTTGTCGATTTCCAGCCATCCCCGTACAGGATGTCAGCGCAACTCTTGGCAAAAGTACGGGGATTGATTTCTCATGCACTTGATCCTAGAAGTCTTATAGGATAGGCCATGACAGTTGCTCTCACTACGCTTAGAACGACACTTGCCACAGCCTTAGTCGATAATTCTAAATACTCAACTTTTGCGTTTCCACCTGCGACAGTCTTGGCAAACTCAGTTATTGTTAGTCCAGATAACCCTTATGTGACTCCCAGCAATAATGCTCGAAATACAGTAAGTCCTCTTGCTAACTTCAAAATTATTTTATGTGTGGCTTTATTCGATAATGAAGGCAACCTCAACGGGATAGAAGATTTTGTAGTTGGAGTGTTTAACAAACTCGCTGCATCTTCTTTGACCTATAATGTAAGCGCAATAAGCGCACCAAGCGTTCTCAATGCTGCATCGGGTGACCTACTCAGCTGCGAGATGTCCGTATCAATCCTAACAAGTTGGAGCTAATATGACACTAACACCAGAGGATTTGGCTTTCTTGAAAAAGATTGGTCAGACTCCAGAAGCACCAGCAACACCTAAGCCAGTAACTACCAAGAAGGATGAGGAATAACCAATGGCAATTTTCTTAAACAATAAGGTCGGATTTAAGATTGCTACAGTCAATCTTTCTGATCATGTAACTGCTTTTACACTTAACCGCGTAGTAGATGCTATCGAGGTTTCCGCGATGGGCGATACAGCACATAAATTTGTGGCTGGATTGGCTTCAGATACAATTACAGTTTCATTCTTGAACGACACTGCAACAGCTTCAGTGCTTCCAACACTACAAGCTGCATTTGGATCAACAGTTGCTTTCCAAGCAATTCAGGATTCTTCAGCAGCAGTATCAGCGACAAATGTTTTGTACTCAGGTACAATTTTTGTAGACAACCTAACAGACATCAACGGTGCTGTGGGCGATGAAGGAATGATTGATATTACATTTACATGCAATAGCAAGACTGCTTATGCATCTACCGGTACTTGGTCATAATCTAACTACTAACTAAAGGGGCACATCATGGCAAAACTAAAGATAACTAGAACAGATGGAAGTATATTAGAAGGCGAAATTACTCCAGCAGTGGAGTATGAGTTTGAACAGTATGCTAAAAAGGGCTTTCATAAGGCGTTTCGTGAAGATGAGATGCAAAGT